AATCGGTATGGAGAACTCTATCGGTTGGAAAGAGTTTCCTAGTGAAGTTATGACCTTTGATAAGTTCTGTGAGGACTTTGATATGGATGATGCTTTTGAAAAAGAGCATTTTGATTTCAAGATGAAATCTATGAAGGTTGTCAATCCGATAACCTATGTGAAAGGGAGTTTATAATGGTTGAAGTTTTAGAAGACATTGAGGTTTTAGAAAACCTTATGATTGCTTTGAAGGAAGGTGCTTCAGATGAGAAGTATGCTGCTATATTTGCAGTTGAAAAACTTTTGATAAAGAAGAAGGATCTTATTAGTGAATTTGAAGCGGAGTATGCCCCAGTATGATTAGAAAAAAAACTACTCCAAGTGAGAGAATTATTGATTTAACTGGGCCCGATGGTAATGCATATTACTTATTGTCTCATGCAAAAGATATGGCACGACAATTAGATATGAATGCCACTGCTATTTGTAACGAGATGACTACTGGTGACTATGAAAACCTCATTAATGTGTTTGATAAATACTTTGGTGATTATGTTATCTTAGAGAGGTAGACAAATGGAAGCTTGGGAATTATCTTTAATTACAACATCTGCACTGGCACTATTCTTTTATGCTGGTAAATATGTTGGTGGCAAGAAAAAGACTGCTGATATTGTAGATTCAATGTTAGACAAGTTGGAACAAGGAAATTTTATTCAGACGAAAACGGATGAAAAAACTGGAGAAAAGGAATTAATAGCTATTGACAAACCAACGTAAATAGTCTATACTTAACTAGTAAATGGATAAATTATGATATATAAAAAGATGAAGGATGCAGTAGAAGCCGCAAAAGATATGTGTGAGACACTGGATACTTATGTAAAAATCACTAAAGCAAAAGATGGATATGAACTATTCGGAACTGGTGAATTGATATTAACTGTGAAGGAGTAAAAATGAAGAAGTTAACTTATGGACTTTGTGCCATGATGGCAATGTCGAGTACGGCATATGCCCATGATGCAAATGTCTCTGATGTGAATAAGAGTGTGATTAATCGTGTACCTTACAATGTTGAAGTGTGTACGAATGTTACCTCTGGTGGAGATAAAACTGGTGATACACTTAAAGGTGGATTGATTGGTGGTATCTTAGGTAAAGTAATTACCAAAAATAATGATGGTGCGGCCGCAGGGGCAGTGCTTGGTGGGATATTCGGACACAACAATTCCGATGCAACAGCGACTACTAGGCGACAATGTAGTGTTGAAACCAGATATGAAGAAGAAAGAGTTAGTGTGTATTCTCACAGTATAGTAACTTTCACTCATAACGGACAACAGTATAGAGTACAGTTTACTAAGTAGTCAACCAAGAGTATCTGCCCTTAGCTCAGCTGGATTAGAGCAACAGCCTTCTAAGCTGTAGGTCGTAGGTTCGAATCCTACAGGGCAGGCCAATCTTGATTTGAGGAATGAATGAAATATAAACAGATAAATAAATTTAAGAAGAAACCATTTAAACGAGAAGAACGTCCGTCTGGTATGACTGTGATGGTTCGTGATAATGATGTGAATAAAGCAATGAGAGTTCTGAAGAAGAAACTCTTGAACGATGGGTTCTTTCAAGAACTAAGAGATCGTACCTTCTATGAGTCTAAAGGGACTAAACGTAGAAAGGCAAAAGATGTAGCAACTCGTAGGTTTAAGAAGAACCAAGCGAAGTTGAAGTTGGAACGTGGTTACTAAGAGGAAGTTATATAATGAAACGCAATGTGAAAATTGAAAACGATACTACAATACCTAAGACTAGGAAGAAACGCAAACCTATGTCTGAAGAACAAAAGGCTGCAGCTGCAGAACGTCTTGCAATTGCACGAGAAAAACGACTAAAGGAAAATCCTCCACAATATAAGAGTATCCATCCCTCAGTCTTGGCAAAGGGTGATGATGACCAATGGAGTCACCTCAAGATTAAGGAATGGATAAAGACCCAGAAGTCTCTGGCGGCCTCTGAACGTGCAAATGTACGAGCAAAGATTAAAGGTGCTGAAGCAAAACTTGCAGGCACTCTAGGATATATTCGTAATATGGAAACGTATCTGCGAACAGGTGAATGGTTAGATTTGTTTTGGGGTGAGTATGGACAGAACAAATGTAAGGTTGTTTGTTTAGTGATGGCATACTACGAAAACGGCAAACCAAAAAGACAAATCGGTACATGGTATCCAGACATTATGGGTGAATGGACAAAAGAAATGGAACTAGAGGGTTACGATGACAACTGAAAACAAAGCGAATGTAATTCAATTCCCACTTAAAGTACCAGCAAACTCTGCTATCAAAATAGATGACACTGCATTACAGATGCAGCAAGATATGGTTTTTGCAGACCACCTTACTGAAGGTTTGGTGGTTAATATGATACACAACATGGGTGAGAATGGAATTGACACTGAAGATGAAGATTTCATTTGTGACATATCACTGTTGATTGAGCAAGTAAAATCTTCAATCTATAGAAGTTGTGGAATACCACATCCTTTACACTCTCTCGTAGATGAGTTTGTTACGGTAACAAAAGAAGGTGGTAAGGTTCAGACTTACTTGGATTGTTATGCACTCAAAGATGCGCTTGTTGGTGATGATGAAGAAGATGAAGATTAAAATAGAAATTGAGATAGACACGGAAGTGCAACAGGATTTAAATACAATCGAAGAGATTGTCGAGAAGTTACAAGACTTGCTTTATTACCAAAGCAATGAAGAGGATTAATAATGCGGGCATCGTATAATGGTATTACCTCAGTTTTCCAAACTGATGAAGAGAGTTCGATTCCCTCTGCCCGCTCCATTATTTTTAAAAATCTATTGACTTTAGGGTTAATTTAGGTTACTATATAATATATACACAAAACAAGTGAGAATAATATGATATTAGTTGATATGAACCAAGTCACCATCAGCAATCTGATGATGCAACTAGGTTCTAAACGTGATAATGATTTAGATGAGGACATGGTTCGTCACATGGTATTGAATTCACTACGAGGTTATCGTAGTCGATTCGGTGAGGCATTCGGTGAACTCGTACTTTGTTATGACAGCAAGAAGTACTGGCGTAGGGACTACTTCCCTAACTACAAATCCAATCGCAAAAAGGACAGGGCAAACTCTGGACTTGATTGGAATGTAATCTTTGAAACTCTAAATAACCTTAGAGATGATATCAAAGAAATCTTTCCATACAAAGTAATAGAGACAGAAGGTGCAGAGGCAGATGATGTCATTGCAGCGATAGTCCAACATGTTGCTGAGACTCCATCTGAGTTTGAGCATATTCTTATATTGTCTGGAGACAAAGATTTTATACAGTTGCACAAATATAACAATGTTAAACAATATAGTCCAGTACTGAAAAAGTTTCTGAACGGTATTGACCCAGACATATATATTAGAGAACATGTGCTAAAGGGTGACAGGAGTGATGGTGTACCAAACTTCTTATCCCCAGATAACACTTTCGTTGATGAAATGCGACAGAAACCATTATCCAAAAAGAAGTTGGAGACATGGATTGACTTAGACCCTTCAGAGTTTTGTTCTGAAGAGATGATGCGTAATTACCAACGGAATAAGACCCTAATCGATTTAGAGTATATTCCTAGTGACTTGAAAGTACAAATTCTGGAAGATTATCAGAATGCTGAACATGGTGACAGGACTAAACTGTTAAATTATTTTATAACTAAAAGATTGAAAAATCTTATGACCGACATTGGAGACTTTTAAAAATGGTTCAAGATACATACACGCCTCTACTTTCAGAAGTATTGAAGAAGGTGAATAACGCAAAGACTAAATCTACAAAGGTTGAAGTCTTACGAAAATACGACTGTGATGCTTTGAGAGCACTCATTAAATCTTCATTCGACCCTAATATCGAATGGGTGATTCCAAGGGGAGAAGTTCCTTTTAGATTTAACGATGCAGTTGAAGGTACAGAACATACTGTATTACGAAGAGAGTATAAGAAACTCTATCGTTTTATTAAGGGTGGTGATGCCCAACTTGTTGGATTCAAGCGTGAAAACTTATTCATCCAACTTTTAGAGGGGTTGCACAAAGATGAAGCAACTCTTAT